GAAACCTCGGTCGTAGCCGAAACACCGGCGGCCGAGGAGGCTGCTCCTGCAGCCGAGGAAGCAGCAGCAGTCGAAACAGCAACTCAAGCAGCAGAGAGAGCAACAAACGCCAAAAAAAAAGCAGAATCAGCAGTCAAAACAGCAGCCAAAGAACCAGGAGCCACAGGAGGCAAATCCCGCACCCGCCGCAACAAAAAGCAATTAAAACGCACCGGAAAACGCAAGACTTCGCGCAGTCGCATCATGCGCAAAACTCGCCGCAACCGTAATAGAATGCGCTAACTAAATTGTATCAAATCAATCTATCTATTCTTTGATATAATTTTAACCCATAATTTCCCCCAGCACATAAATCGACGGATCGTTGATTTCAAACCGATGCCCCAGCACTTTCACTTGAATCAATTGCCCCTCTTCAAACCGATTTGACGTATTTTCGCTATCATCACCCATATCATCGTGGTCAAAGATGGTGGGATTGTGTAGGTGGCTCGCAAACACCACAATGGGGTTTTCAACTTCATCTTTACTTAACACCGCCTTAATACCAATCTTCGTAATACTCTCAATGCTGCAACGCAACATCATCCCTTCATATGGAAAACAGATCTGAAACTCATAGACGACGTCAAAATCAATGTGATGCCCGTTCGTTTTTCCCGCACTATGCGAAACCACTTGAAACGGGCGGTTTGAAATATACCCCTCTTTCGTGCATTGATTGAGGAGATGTTTCTTGGCATAAGAGACAAATTGTTCTTCCAGATTTTGCTGCAATTCCGAAAAAGGAATGGATATTTTCTTGTGAACACATTGTTTGGAATAAAGACCACCTTGTTCCGTCAAAGAATTGGTTTCGGTTTCAGAACTCATCTTGCGACTGTATATGTATACTAAATGGAAATAAAATTAAATCAATTTTTTATACAAATAAGGAATATTGTAATTTGTTCATGAAGTAATGTTTCCCATCCTTGTTTGTCTCTTCAAAATGTCGCAACAACAACTCCAACAACATACACATTTGGTATTTATTAAACTCAATTTGAGTGTGTTTTTTGTCCTGAAACAATGTTCTCCCCAGTAATTGGTTGACCATTTGTTTTATTTTTTGCATGGTTTTCTGTTCCACAAGTGCACCCGCATTGGATGTAGACGGATCTTTGACTTTGATACCATAGGGCTCATGGGACGATTTTGGATGATGTGCCATAAATCCCACCACGGAGAACAACGAAGAAGACACTTGCTGACTTAAAAACGATTCCAAGGAAGACGTCCCCAAGGAATGGATTTCAACCGACGTTGCCTTATTCCATACCTTTTGTTCGTCGTGCGCAATATTTTCCTTGATATATAAGGTTCGTTTATCTTCTTCTTTTGTAGTTTTCATAATTTTCTTCGTAAGATCAACCAGAAACAGGGTATCTTCATTGTACATGAATGGTTTGTAATAGTTCTGAATCTGTTGCTCAAACTCGTCAAGTTTATTCTTAAAGATGTATTCAAGGAGACCCAGCTCTTTGCGAATGGGAATGGTTTCCAAAATATGATGTAATAAGTATTTGTTTTTCTGCTCCTGAGTCATGGAGAGTTCCGGAACAAGTTTTTCAAATTGAGCCACGCTCTGCGCGTACATGAGATAAAAGTCTTCTTGTGTTTTGTCAAAAGAATGAACGGTAGAACCCTTTTCATATTTTGATTTGATTTCATCCAATACAGTTTGGGTAGTTTGCGCCATTTTAGTTTCTTTTTCGGGGGTTTTACCTTCAATAGACAACTTTTTGACTCTCGTTGAAAATGGTTTTGAACGATCTTCAAGAGACAAATGGCTATCCGTTTCAATGGGTTGAAATAAATACAAGTCTTTGATGTTGATCAAACGACCCTTGCGCATAAATTTATCCATAATGAACTCGGTTTCATTTTCAATCAAGTAATTCAATGCGTAATGAATATGCTCATCATTTGTTTTTTTATTTTGAATAAACCTCATGATTTCTTTCTTGCGATAAACGTGGCTTTTTGTGAACATCTTCTTGATTTCTTTGATGACTTTGTCTCTTTCTAAATGATTCAATTGAAACGTATCCATCAATACTTCGTTTGTCTCGTCTACATATAGACTACATTGATGATTGCATTCCCCATAATCACAAATCGAACTGTAGGGTTTGTCCTTGAGATCATATTCTATATTCTGATGATCCGCCAATTCGATGCGAATGCGTTGATCAATCGTAGAAAAGTCCATTTGAGATGCGTTCAATATACAGTCCACACTGACCGATTTTAATACTTTTTGAACCTTTCCTATTTTCTGCGCCTTTTGTTCTGCTTTTCGATACATCATGAGATCCACGCATTCAATATCCATGGAAGTAGTACTTCCATGTAAAAAGATCTGACAGTTCCGTTTTTGAAGTGGTAATTGCCGATGACTACAGTTGCGAATGGCGCGCCCGATGATCTGATCAATCCGATTCAAATTATACCATGGTTCTAAAATGTGTACTTGCCGTAAGTTTTTAAAATCAATACCCTCACTCCCCGCTTGGGAAATCAAAACGACTTTACATAAATCGCCGTGTATATTTTTTTCTTGATTGAGTAATTTTAATTCTTCTTGAGCATGAACGCTGTGTTGAATGTCTCCCGTAATCATGGCATATGTGGATCGTTTAGATGGCCGATTGGAGGATGGCGCGAGTAAGTTTCCCTGTTTTGCTCGCGTGAAACCCATTTCTTCTAGAGCCAGCGCAATGGGAACGAGTCCGGAATCTAAATATTGGGAATACACCAACACAATACCTTCGACCTTGTCTATATTGTCCAAGATGGTTTTTATTTTTGCACTGTAGGTGCCAATTTGATCATATTGAAATAATGCCTTGTCCTCCGATACATAAGAATACTGTTTCGTGTCTTTATTATAATACACGATTTCATCCAGTGCTTGCTTCCCCGTTACAATAGATCCATCATCACTTTGAGAAGGAACGCATAAGGTGAGAGCTTGGATGGGTTCTTGTAATAAGTAATAGGTAAAGGAATCGCTGGATTCAAACCTTTCCTTTTCACTAGCATTCAATGAATCATAGCGAAGTTGAAGGATTGATTCGTAGGCTCCTTGTTGAAACTCCGATAATACATTACAATATACATCCAAATGTTGTATGGGAGTTTCAATGGGTTTTGTATTGAACTGTTTCGAAGGATATGAACGTGAAAGAATGCTATAAGTATTTGAATAATCCGATGGGAATATTTTGAAGGGAAACTGAAATGGATTTTCACCTCGGACATACGATATATATCCATTTGCTTTCATGCGAAGATAGTTTTCTCCCTTTTTCTCACCATTGGAACCCACAATAAGATTTCCACGTTTATCAAAGATTTCCGATGTTTTCAATGGACTTTGGCGATCATTTTGATTCAATAAACTCAATAAAAAAACAATTTCCGTTGGATCATTATACATGGGGGTTCCACTCAAAAACAATAATTTCATATAATTCACATGTTGAAGTAAGGTTTGAAATGCCATCGCCACCTTTTTGTTTTTCGGGTTGTCATCCACGCTACGGACATTATGTACTTCGTCTACTACAATCATGCGGTCCTGAAAAAAATCACGCAATTGTTGCTTTGTTTTCTTCTTGGATTCGGCGACGACCAAATCATTGATGACATTTGCTAGTTTTTCGTATCCTATAAATAAGTATTTTTTGTTTATAAACCGCAATACTTTTTGATGAATCTCTTTTTTTGATAACTGTTTCAAGTTTTGCAAGTGTAGCTCTTGTAATACGGAATTACCCACACACCCACTCATTGTCCATATACCATTGACCAGTTTCAATTGTTCCATGTCCATCCATTGGGATTTGAAATTTTCCTGGACATTTTTCGAGGCAACAATGATGATTTTCTTGAAATGAACGTTGTAATGTTGTGATTTACGATATTCTTCGCAAATACCAATCGCACTACACGTTTTACCGGAACCCATACCATGATATAATAATAAACCGTTGTACGGTGTATCTTGACTCATGAATGTTTTCACAAATTGCTGATGTGGGGCCAATTCAAAATCTTTAAATGAGCACAATGCACCGTCTTTGTCTTCTTGAAGAATGCTTTTTTCAACTCCCGATTCATAAAAATGTTGAAACTCCTTTTTTAGGGCAATCTTTTTTTGAAGTCTCTCGTCTTGAATGTGTGGATATTTCATTTTGATTTTTTCTGCATTATTGGATTTCAAAAACAAACGATCCTGATTTTCTTTTAAACGAATACGGTTTGCCATCTGTTATATTAAGAAATTATTATTTATTGATTATATTATTTATTTTTGTTAACATTTGTTTTTTTTCATAATTGTAATCGCGAATATAAGACATACACTCTTCAAAGGTTAGCCATTTCAAATCCCCAATTTCACTTTTTTGAAACAGATCTTCATTGATGGTGTGTTGATAATTTGCGAGACATAAATAATATTTGTGCCGATAAGACTTTAGATTCGACCCCGTAAATGTTTCTTCAAAAAACCCGAGATTTTTAATCATGGTTAAATACGAGCGACTATATCCCGTTTCTTCTTCAAACTCACGTATGGCACAGTCATAATCGTTTTCTTTTGCGTTGCGCCGCCCTTTTGGAAATCCCCATTCTGGTTCAGTCCACTTGGTGGGGCGAAATAAATGAAGTTTATACTGCTTTACATAATTGAACTTTTCCATAATTTTCCGATCGTATTTTTCATCATTTTTGTTCCATAAACGATTCCACAAGGTTTGATAATTGCAATGTAGTATATTTTGTATTTCTTCGTTCGACATTTCTTGGATAATATTACACAGGTGAAAGTCGTTGTATGGGTTGTATTTTCCTCGCAAAAAATCAACATACCCCAGACTATCTTTACGTCGGATCATTAAATATTCCATTTTTTTGGTGCATTTATTGCGTCGAACACTAATAATACCAAAGCTCATAATTGGTTTTTTGCATTTGTAAAATAAATGTCCATAGATTCCACAGTTATTACACACGTATCTTTTGTTATGATGCTTCGAAGATGAAATATATGAATATTGTGCCATGCTAATCTATATAGAAAATAATGTTTAATATTGTATAAGAATGAAATTCAATTTGTATTATATTCAAGAAACGCTGGAACACGTATTGAGTCAAATGGGGCATTTTTATAGACCAACTGGTGCAAATAAGAAAAGAGCAAAGGATTTCTTCTTGAGTTTTCCCTACTTTTTTTATGACATACGATTTCAAAATGAATTGTATCAACTGATTCAAGAGTATCCAATATCTTCCTATTATGATCACGAAGAAGATATGAAGGACTATTGTTTTTATATCTATTACAAGTTCAGCGAAAATCACGGACTGAAGTCCAAATCAAAACACCAGTTTTACGACACTATGATCCATCAATTACATCATGGAACTGAACAATACAATCAATGGAAACGACATAACATACGAGATTATATATTTATAATCGTATTGATCCTATTATGTGTCGCCTATTATTACTTTATTATCATAGTATAGTATAGATGAGTGTTCAATTTTGGATCATTGTCATTTGTGGATTTATCCTGTACAACATGTACTACGAAACAAACGTATTGAAAAATGTATACAAATACAAGAAATATTACAAGATGCTCATGGTGGTTGCTTTTGGACTGGGTGCTTTACAAATCATCAAATCGTCTCCAACGGTGAGCTACGAACATATGAATACATTAAACCAATTCATTCGATTTATGCCATTGGATCGACAAAGCAAGGATATGTTGACTCCTTTTCTCCAATCTCATGTCCCAGAAACGAGTAATTATCCAAGTGCCTCCATCAAACGATTGAAACAATCCGGTAAATCGACCAAACGGTGTGTCAGTGAAACAAAGAAAAAGTATGTCGCATCACTACAGAATTGGAAATGTAGCAAATGCCACGAACAACTTAGTGCTTGGTATGAAGTGGATCATAAACAAAGATTGGAACACGGAGGAACCAACGAATTAGATAATCTAGAGGCACTTTGTAGAGAATGCCATGGTGAAAAAACAGCCATGGAAAATTTATAATTATTGTGAAAAAATAATATGGGACTTTTATAAGTATGCCTGATGATAATTTTTTTGATAACTTTTATGAGTTTCACATGAAAGACAAAATAGACCGTATCTCCGAACTAGTTTCTTATATCAGAGAGCAGCCCATATGGTTATTTGCATTGATTGGTCTATTCGTCTTGATACCTGCCGCATTTTGGGTTTATATGATGAATCCATATAAAATAACACATATAATACCACGATTATTGTTGTTCTTTTTTGTTTTTTTGATTTGTTATAGTATTCTTATTTTATCCATTTCCGTGGATAAACCTGATGTGAAACTCTTCACATTTACATATAAATCATTGATTCACATTGGTTATGCGGTTGTATTTTTCATTATATTTTCAGTTTTGTATTATATTTCAAGTACCATATTGTTATATTCGGAACCCAAGTCTTTCTTTATTGCAATATTGACCCTGTTTTTTGTATTATGTATCGTGTACAAACAATCCATACAAGACGAAGACCCACTCGATCAAGAAGAAAGCGAAGTGTTTTCATTACTCAAACAGTTTCTGTTTTACATTCCTTGTTTGGTGGTTGATTTTACGGATGCAGTACAAAAAGATGTGAAAGGAATGCCTCAGTCGACCTATATTTTTATTGCCATCTTGGTTGTTATTGCGCTTTTCTACTATGTGATTCCTTTGATTCAACAATGGAAATTGAAAAGTGGAAACTATGTTCAACTTGTAGATGAAGCCGTGGAATTGAATGGAGAAGTGCTGTATATGAATCAATCTACATTGAAGGAAAAACAAATCCAAACCAAGCCCTTTTTCCAACGCAAATTGCTGGAACAAACCCAATTGTGGGAAAAGCAATTGAACGCGGCAACCGAACCATCCATATTGGATAAATACAATCGGTATGAAAATATTGAGATTTTGGACGGAAATACCTTAGAGTATACGATGATTAAGGATCTTGCGGATTGTGTTGGAAAAAGAATAGAGTGTGAAGAGATAAATGAGTTTGATGCATCTTCGGGTCATCTTGTTTGCGTGGATAATTCTGATGCCACGAAACAGTGGAAGGTTCGAAATGCTCATAATATGTATCAACGGTGCTTGATGCACGAAAAAGGGTCCGCATTTAGTAGTTTGTTTCAACAAGACGAGTCATTAAAGATGAGGAAAGCTCCCACGACACAACCAATTACATTTGAACAGTATTGCGGTGATAATGAAAATGTTCTATGCTTGAATGTAGTAGACGCAAGCAATAGCAACAATTTAGACTACACCCTAAGCGATAACCAAATGAATGATGTATCTTATGCCTATGTGTGTAATGATGCAGCTTCTAACGAAGACGGAACCATGACGAAATATAAATTAATTCAAGGATACAATGATATTTGTAGCAATGAGGTTTTATTTAAGTGTTCGAACAAAGAAGGATTTGAAGCGAGCATGTACAATCCAGATATACATAAACTTGATGATACCATTGACACGGTAGACATTATTGATTTGTTAAGTCCCGAAGAAAAAGAAATCATTGACACGGCCATGCAAGAAGATGTGGGGAACTTCTCCCAACGATTGAGTAATCTAACCGAAAAAGCGGATATACAACAACTGTATATGGAGTATTTATCCAATCATGACGGGTATTCTACCATCATTTCAAACATTCATGAATTAAACCGCACTACAAATGACTATATTGATCAAGAAACCAGTCATTTGATTCAAATGATCAACCGTCAAAATCAAATCTATGACTATAACTATCATTATGGATTGTCCTTTTGGGTATATTTTGATCCCGAATTATTAAAGGTTCACAGCAATTCTCCAGAAGGGACAATCATGAATTACGCTCATAATCCGTATATGTATTATCATTTTGGCGAAAAAGCTTTAATTATGGAAATCAAGGATTGTAGCACCACTGAAACGATGAATTGTACCCCCAAAATCATTTATAAATCGAAGGACGTATTGTTTCAGCGATGGAATCACATTGTTGTGAATTATGATTATGGCACGTTGGATTTATTTGTAAATAATAATTTAGTGTCTACAAACAGGAATGTATCTCCGTACATACAAAAGGAAGAAAATACCATACAATTTGGTAGTTTTGAAAACCCATTGACCCATGCCGGTATTTGTAATGTCCGTTATTACGAACGACCGCTGAACTTAACGCAGATCAAAAAAATGTATCGTAATAAACAGAACCCATGTAAATAAAATGTTATCTTATATAAAAAGATATGCAACTTTCATTTCTCATTCAATTGATTCTATTATTGCTTCTTGTTATCAGCGTATACATGGTGTTCACAAACACGGTAGAAGGTCGTACAAAACTTATCCTGATTGTCATTTGTGTTGTATTGGGGTTATACTTATTTTCCAAACTAAACATCTTTAATGATTATAACGAATATCTCGATTCTCCTACGAGTGCAAAAGAAAACGTATTGATATCTGAAGATCTATTGAAAAAGAGTGACGGGCATTTTGCCATTAGTTCTTGGATCTTCATTGATGATTGGAATTACAAGTATGGTGAAGAAAAGATTATTTTGAAAAAAGAAATGCCGTCCACCAGCGGTAATATGAATCTTCCATACATTGGTCTGGATGCTTACAAGAATGATTTGATCATCAAAATGAACGTCTTTG